AATATATTGATTTGGTCAAGTGCTTTTGCTACCCAGTCTATGACACCTTTTACTGTACCTATAATACCATCCACAATTCCTGTTATTCCATCCGATATACCATTCCATATGTTGATAATACTTGTTTTCATCGTTTCGAATCCGTTTGTGATTCCTGATTTTACATTATCTACCCACGATAATACTGTTGTTTTTATCGTGTCTACCGCTGTGGTAATCGCTGATTTTATCCCACCCCACACATTGACTATAAATTCTTTTATTGCAGTAAATACATTTGCTGTTGTTTGCTTTATCTTATCCCAGTTGTTGACGATTAAATATACTATCATTCCTATCGGTCCACCAAGTATCGCAAGTATTTCATCCCTTATTTTATGAAGAAGTCTTTGATACCATTAAAGATATTGCTTGTTGTTTCTTTGACTGTATCCCAGTTCTTCACAAGTAGCACTACAATTGCGATCAGTCCTGCGATTGCCATAATGATAATTCCTACTGGTCCAGTCATAATCGTAAAGGCTGTTCCAACAAGTGGTGCGATCGCGATGATATTTGATAGTGCACTCGCAAGTGTTCCAATGATAATTAAAAGTGGACCAATACTTGCGAGTACGAGTCCTATCGTTACGATTATATTTTTTGTCACCGGATCAAGTGTCGATAGCCATGTCATCAAATCTTTGACCATATTTACAATCGGTATCAATACTGGTGCAAGCACTTCTCCAAAGGTGATGGCAAGGTTTTCAAGTGATACTTTCATATCCTCCCATGAATCTTTGCTTCCTTAATTCATTTTGTTGAATGCTTGGTCTGTTGCTCCTGCACTGACTTCCATAGATTTTAGTGCGTTTGCAAAGTCTTCTGCACCTGTTGTTGCAAGAACTGTTACTGTGTTTAGAGCTTCTACACTACCAAACAAAGTTGCCATCTGATCTGTATTACCTTTTGTCTTTTCTCGTACTTCCTCAAGGAATTTTGCCCATCCTACACTTTTTAAATGCGATGAGTTAAATTCTAACCCAAGTTTAGCTGCAAGTTCTCCTGCTTCTTTACTCGGCTTAATTATACTACTATAGGATGCTTTCAGTCCTGTGATTGATTCACTCGTTGCAATACCGTTTTTAGTCAATACCGCAATTGAAGCAAACAAATCTTTTGTAGATATATTTAAACTACTTGCGATTGGTATGACATTTCCCATGCTATTTGCCATTTCTCCAAAGGTTGTTTTACCATAGTTTTGTGCCATTAACATTTGATCTGATACTTCCTGCAATGCATTTTTACCTTGTAGCTTATAAGCATTCATTACAGTTGTTAGTCCATCTACTGCTGTCTCTACATCAGTGAAACCACCTTTTGCAGATTTTGTGGCTATTCCAACATAGTCCATTGCATTTTTTGTATCCCCTGTGGCTGATATTGTTTGGTATAGTGCCTCATTTAGTTGTCCTGTGCTTGCACCAAGTTCATTCGATAGTGAGAGTATTTCTTTTTTGATATCTTTAATACTTTTTGCTGATGTATCTGCGATTGTACTAACTTTATTAATTCCTTCCTCAAAATTCGCAAAACTATTTACAGCGAGTCCACCAAGTGCCATGATCGGCACTGTCAGTTTGGTTGTCATGTCTTTGCCTAGCTCGATAATTTTTTTACTTGCTTCACTTAGATTATTTTTAAGTTCAATCATTGTCTTTGATAGTCCACCAGTAGCTTTTTCCTGTTTTGCGATTTCTTCAGTTGTTCTTACTAACTCATTTTTTAACCTTGCTTCATACTGTTCTGCCTTTAGCAACTGATTATACATATTTTGAGTTGCTGTTGCATCCTTTCCCTTTTCGGCAACACTTGTTTCATAAGCACTTTTTAGTTCTGTTACCTTTCTGCTCTGTATTTCAAGTTGCTTAGTCAGACTTTCTTCCTGTAGTTTCAGCTTATCTGTTACATCTCCGAATTTACCTAGCTTTTCAGTTGCAGTTCTAAACTCCTGCTGTACTGTATTTATCTCTCTATTCAGGTTCTTTATGCTTTCTTTGAATTCTTTCGTATCCATCGAAATTTTTATTTTCATCCCACCTACATCAGCCACATCTCCACCTCCTCTACATCAGTACTTGGTCTATATATCCCTCTTTTTGAGTTTCTTTCTTGAGTCCGTTAATAACCATGTGTTTATCAAGTAATAATCCTATTTTTCTTGGAGTAGTTTTCCAAAATTTTTCTTCGTTAAATCCAAGAATTGTTATTCCCAAGTAAAAAAGCCAAGCCCAGTCCCATTTATCAGACTTACTTGACCTATCTACTTTTTTTCATCACTTGCTTCAGGTAGTGATATATTGATTGCCTTAGTTATCCCATCTATCACATTTTTCATATTTTCGGTAGTTATTAGCTTTCCTACCTCTCGCTCTGTGATCTGCTCATCCTCATTTTTTAGCCCAAGAAAAAGGAAGTATCTAATTCCTAGCATACTTCCTTTTTGTATCTCTTGCATTGCGTTTTCTACAGTCCCATATTTTTCTTCTAAATCACAAAATGCATTTAGATCATATATTAACTTTCGCTCTTTATCTAGATTTATTTTAATTCCTGTTTGTCTTATATCGTTCATGTGTTCCTCCTGCTTTTTACATTGAAATAGCACCCTTGCGAGTGCTTATTTCTTAACTCTATTCATCACCTATTTGAACATCTTCTTGCATTTCTTTATTTGGGCATGTTGCAATAGCAGTTTCTGCTGCATTTTCTCCATTATATCTGTTATATTCCCGTATATCAACCTTTTGTTCATCTTCTAGACTTATAGACATATACTTTCCTTTTAAGATATCAAACTCTTCTACTCCTGAATCTAGTATAGCTTGAGCCTCTTCTGTAGTCATTATTTTGTTTTTTTCCTCTTTCGTAAGAGAAAGCATTATGCCTCTTATAAACCTTGCATTATTGTGTAGTGTTGCCAACACATCTGCTTTGTTTTTATTAGAAATATCAACTATACTCTCTTCTACAATTGTAACACCAAAATCTTTTTTGGTGTCTTCTATTCCTTGCTTCATTTGTATGTCCAACATTTCTAAAAAATCATTTACGTTATTTGAGTTATCCATTAATATAATCCTCCTCATATTTTATATTTAGTATGAGCTTATTATATCCTATTTTTTCCATTTTGTCAACCCGTTTTCAAATATTCTTACATTTTTTTACATATTATTCATACACACTTGCAAACCAACCATCTACAACTCCTACTCCTATACCCTCATCATCTTCATCAACTTGTGCTTTCCACTTACCATCCTTTGTTCTAGACACAAATTTTGCTGATATAGTTGTACTTTGAAATTCTGCACTTTCTCCTTTAGTCTTGTAGTTATCTGTTGGTAACTGAAACTTCCCTTTATATAACCAAACGTATCTATATTTCCCATTTGATTTTAGGCTTCGAAATCCTATTGCTATGTATGGCGATGTGTTATTTGATGAGTTGATTATAACCCCGTTTGCATCTTTTGTCAATCCAAGTAATTCGACAAGTATATCGTTCGGAATATCATTTACTTCTACCTCAACTTCTATATCCCCCATGCTTTCTGCTGTTTCTATTGCTTGATCATCTGCATATAAAGTAACACTATTTACATTAGGTGTAATAGTCGCACTTATAGCAGGTGCTATCTTACTTGGTGTTCCATAAGTAGCAGACAAATCTGTATCTGCCGTTAGCTTTGCATAATACAAATCTTTTAATCCTATTTTTGTTCCTGACATTTTATCTTCCCCTTTCTTTTATATAGTTATATCTCAATACTTTATGATAAATATTAGAATCATCTTCGTAAAAGTCCTGTGCTGATGCTCTTGTAAAATTGTTGTTTTCCATAACTTCTACAACTCTTTCCTCTATTTCTGTGTAATCAGTTTCAGACCAAATATCAACTTGTACCTTATATTCCGTTTTTTCTTCAATGTCGTCAGTATATAGTTTCCCATACTCATCGTAAATGAAAAACGTTATAAACGGATTTTCTGTTGCTGGTGCTTTTATAAACCATATTTTATTTTGACCTATCAAGTTTGTTAGTTGTTCATCATTTGACAGAGTATCATTGACTATTTGCTTTATGTTCATATTTTATAAACACCTTCTATCTTTTTCTTTATTTGATCTTTCACATTTCTATAAGCCTTTTCCATAAAAGGCTTGGCTGTCATTTTGCTCGTGCCATATTCTAGAAATTTTGCTCTCCATCCTGTTTCCTTACCAGGTCCAACCGATATTTCTTTTATGCCATATTCATCTTCTTTTACCGTGCTTACTTTTATATCATCTCGAATATGCTTTTGCTTTTTACCAGATACATTAACTTCCTTTTGCATTTCCTTTTTTAGAAGTTCCCCAGCTTCAAGTAACGCTTTTTCTTCTTTCTCCACAGTCCCTTTGATTATCTTATTTAAGTTTGATTCGATTTCTCTAATGCCAGTTATTTTTATCCCTACCATGATCATTCCTCTTTTACAATTTCTTTTGCTGTTATATCAAGTAATATGTTTCTCTCATTGACATTTACAACATCTAAAATATTAAAATATTTGTCTTTATATCTTACTCTATCTTTCAACTCAACTCCTGAGATATATCTCACCCTAAACACAATTTTATCAGCATTTTTTATTTCGGTCCATACAGTCACATAGTCATTCCATTGCTTACTTATAACACCATTTTCCGTTTTTAAAATTATTTCTTTCTGTATCGTCATTCTATTGCTAAGTTTTCCTGCCCTCATAATCTGAACACCTTATATCTTCTGAGTAAGTGCTTGGCTGAGATAGGTAATTCTACTTGGTTTAACTGAGTTGTAGTTTCTCTATTATCATAGAAATGTCCTACTAAAAGAAGTATTGCTTGCTTGATTGATATTGGTAATACTATTTCCTTGTTTGACTCATTCACTATATCTGTTGTTTTATAACCCGACTCATAGTATATACAAATTGCATCTTCAGAGACTTCGATTATTTCCCCTCTCTTTTTTCTCTTTCCTTGATAATATAAATCACTCGTAAGTTTTACTTTTACTGTTTTCATCTGTATTTTCTCCTCTCATATATAAAATAGTAGAGTAAGCATTTGCCTACTCTACTGGATTGTTTCTCGCATCTCCAAACATTACTGTTGAACAGCAATTTACTAAGTTCAGGTCATCTGTAAATGTTTCTACCGCTATGTAGCTATATCCATCTTCCATTTCCTCTGTGCTTTTCTCAACATTTAGCGTGATAAATTCTCCACCAGTTCCTGCAATTTTCTCAAGTGGTTCTCCTATTCTCTTTAGTCCTGTTCCTAATTCATCTTTTGATTGCAAAAATGCAAGTGACACTTTTTTCCCTTGATTTACCTGAGTTGTAATCAAAGTTACTACAAATTTTCTAAAATCAGTAACATTATAGAATGTAATACTGCCCTCTATGTTGATGTCCCCAATATCAATTGCCTTTACTACCTTAATCTGTTCTAATAATCTTTTCACTGAAATTCTCCTCCTCTTAGCCTATAGTTGGTACATCAAGTACCACAACAGGACTTAATTTTGTTGTTTTATCTTCTAGAGTCAATGGACTATTTAACCATGTATCTCCATCTACATTCCATACTGCTTTGATAATTGTTTTATTTTGTGTAAACTTTGGATGCTCACTTGCAGATAAGAATATACCGCTTCCATCTTTGATCATATAAGCACTAAAGTCTATTAGTGCTAAGTCTCCATAACTTCCTAGAGTCGATACTCTGTCAGTAATCATTACAGGCACACCTATAAGTGTATTTAGTACTCCATCTCTTGCATTTGGTTGCCATATTAGGTTATTTGCTGTATCCACCATTTGCATTAGTTGTGGCAATGCTGTTGGAGTTGTTACCCATATAGGACTTGTTCCTTTAAACTGTGCATACATATTGACGATATCTGCATATTTGATGGTATTTGCCGTATTTCTATTAATTTTGAGTGCACATTTTGAATTTAGTATTCCTTTTGGTTTCTTTACTCCATCTCCAGTTAAGAATGCATGATCTTCGGCTGAAAGTATTGCTTTTCTCAGTAAACCTTGCACAATGGCATTGATAGCACTTACATTTCTTAAAAGCTTATTACTTACGACTACATAAGCCGATACTTCTTCAGGCTTTAGTGTGATGTCTCTAAAAGTAGGGTCGTCACTTTGTGCTACTTCCTCTCCCGCACCTGTCCATCTAACTGTTACTCCTGAATAAACTCCTTTTGCTCCACTTTGGTCAAGTGCCGGCATTGTGATTTCTGCATCAGGGTAAATACTGTCTGCAGGAATTACTGTAGCTCTTGGTTTTGCTACTGCATCTGTTGGAGTTAGGTTAAGAATTTGCTCTCTATAAATCGTTGGAATCAATATCCCACCCTTTTCTCCTATATTTGCCGACATATCTCTTAGCTCTTTTAGTCTTTCATCTTGATCATTAAATCTGAGTGTCTGAACAAACTCTCCAAACGATCTAAATTCTTGCTCGATACCATCTGCTAATTCTTGAGTTTTCGTTACTTTTTCCATCTCTAGTTGCTGTAATCTTTCTTCCCTCGATATCTCTTTTTTTCTGTTTTCTATTTCAGTCATCATTTCATCATAATTTTTATTTTCGTCATCTGACATTGCTCTTTTTTCAACTTCTACTTTTTCTATTAGTTCCCTTGCTTCCTTTATTTTTGCTTGTACTTGTCTTTTAAGTTCCATAATATCTTTCATCAAATCAACACTCCTCTTTTAGTAAATTTAGTTTTCTTTTCTCTAGAGACATTTTCTCTATTTGAAAGCTCTTTTCTTTATGCTTTTTATAATCTTCTTCTAGCGACTTTAAATTTCTTGCACTTACTGATGTCTGCGGATATGCAGGAAATGCCACAGGACTTACTTCTATTAAATCTACTTCAACAAGTGTCCTTATCGTTTCATTTGGGTTTACATCATCCCATTCAGTCACAGTCGGAATAAATCCAAAACTCATCCCATCTACATCTCCACGTCTTACACTCTCAAGAGCATCCTTACCCCAACTACTATTAGGTAATATCAGTTCAAATTTAAGTCCTCTCTCATCTTCCCAGAGATTGAGTGTCTTGCTTTTTGTTGATCCCAACACTTTATTGTCATCGTGATTCCATAATGCTTTGATTACTTTGCTTCTAATCGAGTTTTCAAAAGCACCTTTTCTAATTTTTTCTTTGAATTTCCCACTGAAGAAATCATTTAATTCATGAGAAAACTTTTCAAATTCTGCAACATACCCAGTTAACACATTGTTTTCAGAACCATCTTCTGTGCTATCTTTTCTAAGTTCCATCTCTGCTATTTTGTAGGCTCGTGTCACCATTTCCATCATCACTGTCATCACCTCCCTCATCGGTATTTTTTGCATTTAAAAAGGAACCTTTCGGCTCCCCAAGTATTGTCATATTTAATGGCGTTAGATATTTGTCACCCACATCTGTCGGTAATTTCGCCATGTTTTCTTTTTCTCTTATATCATTTACCGATAACCACCCCCATTGCCTTCCTACTGCATAGGCATCATATCTGCTTTTTACATCACCTCTAAGTAAACCTTCTACATTAAATTCAGCATAATATTTTGTAGCTTTAAATAACTTCATCTTGATTGCCTGTTCCCATCTTACTAGATAAGGTCGTATCGTATGTACTACAAACTCGATACTCTGATGTTCTATATTGCTAAATGTCGCATGTTCAAGATGACCAATCATGTGAAGTGGCACTCTGAATATTCTTGCAATTTCTTCTATCTGAAACTTACGGCTCTCTATAAACTGTGCATCGTTAGGTGGTATTCCACTTCTGCTATATTTCATACCTTCTTCAAGGAGTAGTAGCCTGTGGCTATTTCCTAGCCCTGCATAGGTTTCATTTAAGCTTTCTTTTAAGTTTTTATATGCTTTCTCTCCAAGTGCACTCGGATGTTCAACAACTCCACCTACATTAGTACCTTGTCCAAAAAAACGAGAACCAAATTCCTCAGTCGCAAGTGCAAGTCCTATACTTTCCCTAGCTACTTGTATTGGACTGAACCCCATTAGTCCATTATAGCTGAGTCCTGCTATATGTAGCACTCGATAGCTTTGTAAAGTCTTTTCTGTTCCATCTTCAAGTGTTATTTTGTAAACCAAGTCACCATCTCTTGCTTTATATACTTGCACTCTCCAAGCAGGGATATGCCAAAGTGCAACAATATTTCCATTTGAATCATAATCTATTTCTGCATATGCATTTCCGTACAAAAGCAAGTTGCTTTGCATTACCTCTCGGAAGTTAAATGATGTCGTGTACGGATTAGGTGCATTGTGAAGTAACTCGTATATCACGTTATCAACTTTATCTTTGCTACCCTTTGTACTTTTATATATATTTAGTGGTAGTGATGCTAGTGTTTCAGATATAACTCTCACGCATGATAATACAGCAGTTGACCTCATAGCGGTCTGTTCATTCACACTTGCTCCTGCGATAGATTTAGAACCACCTAGCACATCCATCAACCAACTTTGTGGATTTGATGAATCGCTAGGTGGTTCTTTGTTTTTTTTATGTTGAATAGCTTGTTAAATATATTCATGCTTCACCTTCTTTCAAAAAGAAATTACACCCCTATTTTCATAAATACTATCTTGAGGCTTTGAATTTCTCACAGCTCTATCAAGCGACATTATTGTTGCAATTACACCATCTATCCTCTCTATACTCTTACTCTTATCAGGTTTTATATTTCCTGCGGGATCAGTTCTTACAACCGTATTGCTCATCATCCAATTTAGCACTTTATTGTTTCCATGATATATCTTTTTCTGCAATGTCATCGTTTCTAGCTCTTTACTTGCTGGACTCATACTTGCAAATCCTTGTCCAAACCCAACCATTGTAAACCCTGCATCTTCTAAGTCTTGTGAGAGTTTTGTCGCTCCCCATCTGTCGTAAGCAATTTCTTTGATGTTATATTTTTTATGTAACTCGTTGATTTTATTAAATATTGCCCCATAATGAATAACATTCCCTTCTGTTGTCTGCATTAATCCTTGTTTTACCCACACATCATATGGAACTCTATCTCTTTTTACTCTTTCTATCATATTCTCATCAGGTATAAAGAAAAATGGCAATATGTAATACTCCTCTCCTGTATCATCAGGAAATGTCAGTACCAACGCAGATATATCAGTCGTACTTGATAAGTCAAGTCCTGCATAACAAATTCTTCCTTCCAAATACTCAAGGTCTATATCCTTTTCTCCACACTCTTTCCATTTGTTTATATTGAGCCACTTGCTGTATTCCGTCACCCATTGATTCAGGTATAGTCTGCGAAATGTATTTTCTACTTCAGGGATCTCTTTTGACCTTTTAGCAATTATCCTCATTTCATCTAAGCTTCTAAAATTCGCTAGACCAGGATTAGCTTTTTTCCACACAATCTCGTTATATATATCAGCTTCTTGATCAGCATAGTAGAGCACTGGGTAAAATGTGTTATCTTTGATAATTCCGTCATTAATTTTCTTAGAGTAGTCAAATAATTGATAACATACTGAATTTTTATCTGTTCCTGCTGTTGTTATATTTATAAATAGAGGTTGCCTTCTACCACCCATCGAAGTCCTGAGTACGTCATACAAATCTCTCGTCTTTGCTTCATGAATTTCATCAAAGATAACCATATGAGCATTGAAACCATGTGCTGTACTACTTTCTGCACTTATTGCTCTATAAAATGAGTTTGTATCGTATCTTACTATTCTCTTTTGTGATTCTATAATTCTACATCGTTTACTTAGTGCCTTATTCATTCTAACCATTGCACAGGCACAATTGAATACTAGTGATGCTTGCTCTCGTGAGTTAGCTGCACTGTATATTTCTGCACCATACTCGTCATCTGCAAATAATCCATATAAAGCAAGAGCCGCCGCAAGTTCTGACTTACCATTCTTTCTTGGCAAAAATATAAATGCTTCTTTTATAACTCTGTAGCCATTCTTATCAATATTACCGAATATATCTCTTATTATTTTCTCTTGCCATTTCATTAAGTTAAATTTCTGTTTTGCATATTCCCCTTTGGTGTGCCTTAATAGTTTTATAAAATTTACAGCTCTGTCTGCCCTATCTTTGTTTTTCATCTCGGCAGACCCCCTTTACCCCTTTAGTAACTTATCCATCTCATCGTAACCATCCTCCTCACTTGGAAGTCTCATTCTACCTCTTGAACTTGGTGTCAGTCCAAACTCTGTCATAAAATCTTGACATAGTTTCAAATATTTTTGTGCAATAGCTACCTGTGGCAACTGCTGTATGTAGTTGTTCTTTCCTGCTTTAAATACTGTGCTTTCTATTCTATCCATTTCTTTTTCTGCTGTTTTCCATCTACTATAAGTTTTGCAATATGCTTCAAGTGCTGTATAATCTGATTCCGTCAATATTTTAAGTCTTGATAATTCAGGTGATACTCTCATCCATTCTTCCTTTGCAATCTCATCAAGCCATTTTGGTGGATCAGGTGAGTCTGAATACACAGTAGGCTCAGGTTCTTTTAGTTTTTCAAAATTAATTTTAGATGGATTTCCATTTAGTTCATGTATTGCTTTCGGTAGTGGCTTTCTTCCTGCTCTACTCATCTACATCACCTTCTTTCATCGCAATAAAAAAAGACTACCATTAGCCTTCTAATCAAAAGAAGCTTGTTATTTTGCTTCTTTAAGTTGTTCTAGTTTATTTATTAAGTCTTGCTTCATTTCTATTTCCTTTGCTATCTTTACAAGGTCTTTCACTATACCTTCCATGTAGTATATTGAATATACCATATTGCTATCGCTAATCTCTGATTGCTCTATTTGATTTTGCATACAGCTTATCAATCTTCCTGCATGGTCTAATTTTAGTTCTTTTTCCCTTGTTTCTGCATTTATGAGTAGTTCTAGATTTTTACTCATTTTCGCCATCTCCTTTCTTTATTTTCATAAGCACACAATACCATAAAAAAGTATATAAGTCTAGCGAAAATCCAAGAAACAAAAGATTTCTCAGGCTTTTTTCAACTCTCTGTATGCCGTCTTTTCCCCATTTCTGATAAGGTAAATTTCATCGTCTGCTACTTTATGTTTTTCATATCTTTTTACTATTACATCTACAAATTTTGGATCTAGTTCTGACAGATATGCTATATTTCCAGTTTGCTCTGATGCAATAAGAGTTGACCCTGACCCACCAAATACATCTAAAACTATTTCCCCTTTTCTCGCACTATTTTGTATTGCTTTTGCTACTAACCTAAGTGGTTTCATCGTAGGATGCTCTGATGATTTGTTTGGCTTATCTACATACCATGTTGTAGTATAATCATCGTCTCCACCTTTAACAACCTCAAAATCTTTTACTTTTATTATTACTTCTCTTTCTCCAGTAGATAACGAAATGTTGTATCCCTCTTTTAGTTTTCTGACCTTTATTCCTTCTTCCTGTTCAAATAGTGTATCATATTTTCTCCCACCATAAAAACAATGTTTCTCACCAGGTTTCCATCCATATAATATCAATTCATGTCGCCAGTGATAATCGCTATGTCCTAATATCAATGAATTTTTAACCCAAACCAAGCATTGCTTCAGTTCAAATCCTGCATCCATCATCGCTTTTCTAAAGTTTATACCTTCGTTATCTGCATGAAATACATAAATTGGTCCACCTGCTTTTATACTGTTTAACATATTGGAATATGCTTTATAAAGAAATTCATAGAATTTATCACTCTCCATGTGATCATTTTTTATCTTTCCTGCTGTTCCCTCATAGTCAACATTGTATGGTGGATCAGTCACTATCATATCAGCAACTTTTCCATCCATCAATTTTTCTATATCTTCTTTCTTTGTTGCATCGCCACATATTACTCTATGTTCTCCTAATAACCATATGTCACCTTCCCTGCTGATAGGCTCATCAGGAATTTCCTCATCTACATCAAATTTATCTTCATTGATTTCCTTCTCACCTATCAGCTCGTTTATCTCTGCAATATTAAATCCTGTTAAGTCTTCCATACCAACAAGCCTTAGTTCGCTTAATATAACCTCCAGTTTTTCATTATCCCACTTTCCTTCGATTTTGTTCAGTGCAATATTCAGTGCCTTTTCTTCCTCAGGACTCATATCAACAATTACCGTTTCTATTTCGGTATATCCTAAATCTTTAAGCACTGTCAGTCTTTGATGCCCACCCACGAGGGTGTTGTTTCTTTCGTTAAATATTACGGGATCGACCAAACCAAATCTCTCTATACTTTTCTTCAGTGCTTGGTATTCCTCATCCCTTGCTGTTAATTGTTTTCTCGGATTATAATCCGCTGGTTTCAAATCTTCCAATCTCATTTTTTCTATCTTCAAGTTAATTACCCTCCTCTACATTTTGCACCTACTAACATTCTCTACACAATCAAAGATTGCTAGTTCATGTAAAGTATGCGGACTTTCTCACTAAGATTTTATTCCATAAAATCAAGTGTTCAATGTCTCTATCTTCAAATCTCATACCCCCCCTATACAATTTCCCGATTTTTTACGTTTGACTCTGCATCCGGTCTTTTCATGATACCCTGTAGAGATTTACTCCCCCTACCCCAACGACCATCTTCCTTCGCTGTCTTTGTATCATGACATTCCTTGCAAAGTGCCTGCCAGTTGCTTTTATCCCAAAATAAAAAGTAGTCACCTTTGTGAGCGATCACATGGTCAACTACTTTTGCTTCTCTTACTATTCCTGCCGTATTACATTCTTCACACAGTGGATGCTCTGCAAGGAACATCTCCCTTGCCTTTCTCCATCTGCTATTGTATCCTCTTTCTGTTGCCGTACCTCTTTCGTTATCGTAGTGCTTATCATATATCTTTTTATGCTGTTCACAGTATATCTGTCCTGTTGGTATTAACTCTGGACAATTTGGATGCGAGCATGGTCGCTTAGGTTTGTTTGGCATTGGCTTTGCACCTCTTAGACAATAAAATAAGCCATCAAATTAATGGTGTCCATATATATTACAACGTTTCTCCTCCGTCAATTGTTAATATTTGTCCTGTAATATTTTTTGCATCTTCACTCACTAGAAAAACTACAGCAGCTGCTATGTCTTCAGGTTCATTTACCCGTCCTAACGGAATATCTTTTTCCCTCATAACCCTTTTCTCTTGATTTGTTGAGTAACCCGTAATATCAGTAGATGTTCTTCCAGGTGAAACACAGTTAACATTTATATTGTATGTTCCCAAAACTTTTGCAAGATTTTTAGTAAAATTTACAACTCCAGCCTTAGCAATGCCATACTCAAACGAAGTATTCATGGGGTTGTCAGCAAATATTGATCCAATATTTACTATTTTTCCATTTTTTTGAGTTTTCATATATTCACAAACATATTTTGTTATGAAGTATTGTCCTTTAAGGTTGATGTTTATAACATTTTCCCATATTTCTTCTGTACTATCTTCAAAGTTATTTCTATTCATAATCCCTGCATTATTTATAAGAACATCTATTCTGCCAAATTCATTAATTATAGTATTCGTAAGATGCTTTGTCTCATTAACATCAGCAATATCTGCTTTTATTGCAATAGATTTTCTGTCCATTTTTTTGATCAAGCTTACAACTTCTTCAGCCTCTTCTTCATTTATCATGTAATTAACCACTACATCAAACCCTGCCTCTGCTAAGTTTAATGCTATGCTTTTCCCTATGCCTCTGCTCGCCCCTGTTACTAAAGCAACTTTACTCATATTTTCACCCCAGCTCCATATTCAATTTTTCATCTATTACATCTATAACCTTAGTCAAATCCTTTACTACTAAATCCGCAACACCACTAAAGTCTACTTCCTTTGAATGTTCATTAGGTATAGCAATAGTAAAACACCCTGCTGCTTTGCCTGATCTGACACCATTCATAGAATCTTCTAATGAAATACATTCTTCTGGTAAATAGCATCTCCGTCTCATAGTTTCTAAGTAACTATCTGGTGCAGGCTTTGGATGTAATACATCATCACCACAAACTATTTCCACAAACCTATCTTTTATTTCTGATACCAATACTGTAACGTCTTTTCTTAAACTTGTTGTTGCAATTGTTTTTTCTATACCCACTTCTTCTAGATAATCCAGTAATTCATAAAGTCCGGGCATAGCTTCCACTGATTTAGCATGTTGTTTAAAAATTCGCCCCATCTCTCCCATAAGATATTCAGGTGTATGAGGTATCGAGAATCTTTCAATAAAGTATTTCACACATTCATCTTGTCTTACAGAATATACATTAGCTTTTACCTCTGTTGTAAACTCAGCCCCATAAGCCTTCAGTAGATCGACCATTACTTTATCCCATATTGGAATAGTGTCGAACATAAGTCCATCCATGTCAAAAATAACTGCTTTTATCACTTTTATCACCTCGTCAATTACGCATATCTTATAATTTTTCCTGTTTGAATTATACCATTTATTTTTTATCTTTACAACAGTTCCAAGAGAAAAACTTGCTTTACCCACTTATTTCATACTACCATTATAAATCATTTGACTCCCCATGTAAAGGACATCTTTTGGACACGATTAGTTTGTGGTTTCTTTTATCTTTGCTTTATAATATTCTAAATATTTTTCCAGTATTTCAAAACATTTCGTACATAAACTAATAACATCTTCGTCTTCTAATTCTTTTAACATTTTATCAACTTTGTCCGTCTTTGGAGACACAACATACCTATACTCTACTTTTTCAGGTATTAACTCTCCTATAGGTTTTTTATCTTCATCATACCCCAGTAATGTCATTGTGCTTCCTATAGGTATTTCAGTTGCAAATGGATCTCCTAATTCCCACGTCACGCATGGAGAAAAATATTCATTAAGCTCATTTCCTTCTTCATCTTCATAAATAGCATGTAAATAATGCTGTTGTTCCATTACATTTATTGTCATGGGATATTCGTGATAATCCTCTCTTCTAAGTTCTTTAAACAAATTCGCTACATCATTCCATCCTTCAAATTTTGAGGCTTGCCAATCTTCACTTGTAATAGCTTTGAACTCTTTTCTCATAACTTCTGTCAATTTCTGTGACAATGTTATGAAAATTCCAAAGTTTCTTCTTACCTCAACAGGAGATGAAACTTTGTTATTGAGTTCTTTAAGCGTATATTTTAAATCTTTAAACACAAACTCTACATTTTGAGATTCTATCTTCACTTAATCCACCTCGCCAATTACTCTTATCTTATAATTTTGTATAACTAAAATTATACCATTTGTCCCTTATTATGACAATAGTTTTTGGGAATTTAGTTTTCAAAATTACACCTATGATTTTTCTGAGTAATTGCGGTGGCTATAAAAAAATAAATGCTATATTCTGAATTTCTTCATAGCATCGTCTATACTTTCTTGATTTATTCCTATGTACCTAAGTGTTACTGATGGATGCGAGTGATTAAATATCTGTTGCAAAGTCACTATATCCTTCGTCTGCTTGTAGAAATGATACCCAAATGTTTTCCTGAGTGTATGGGTACCTATACACTCTAGTCCAAATTTCTTTGCTACTTCATTTATTATCTTATATGCCATGCTTCTTTTTATTGGCTTATTACAGCCCTCTCGTGATTTTATAAGATAATCATCTTCATCTTTTGTCTCTGCGTATTTATCTAGTTCTTTTTTAAGAAGTGGATTGATTTTGAAAGTCCTTTGTTTGCCTGTTTTCTTTTCCCTGATATTGATCGTATTTCTGCATTTGATATCTTGTACTTTTAACCTCAATATATCCGATATCCTAAGTCCAGAGTAAACTCCGAGCAAAAACATAATATAATTTCTTTCACTATGTTTTCTCAGTTGATTAGCAATATCAAGAACTGTTTCCCTTTCTCGTATTGGTTCTACTACATTTATTTTGATCACCTTCTTTGCATATAAAAAGAGTAAGATTTCTCTCACTCTATAGTTTTTCTTATTATAAAGTATATCATAGTCTTTTGATTTGATAAATAGACTTTTCACGGAATTTTAATAGAATTTAACATGATTATGCTTTTTTCTATCGCTTTTGCTATCGTGGTGACGTCTTTCCTCATCCCCACTGCTATATCTACTATCTTCTTACCATTGATGAATCTCTCCGTCACTATTATTCTCTTATTTTCATCTAATACTCGTATGAGTGAATCTAATAACTTTATCTTCCTTTCGTATTCCCTCAGGTCTTTCTCTATTTTATCCCGTTCCTCAACGATTTTTACTGCTTGCTTTTCTATCTTACTTTGTTTAAATGTGGTTTTAGTCGGCACTCCGTCATAGCCTCCACCACCCAAAGTAAGATATATGTCATATAGTTCATTTCTCTTTAATTCAAGCATTATTATTTTTGCTTTATATGTATTATAATTTGATAATTCTTTTTTTATATCCATTACTCATCACCTTCCTGATTCTTTAATGCCAACATTTTTATTTTGTTTATATCTGACTTAAATTTGAGAGAGAGCAACTGTTCATTTTGTTTTGCTTCTCTAAGTTCAGTATACATGCTTTTCACGCAATTCAGCCATACTCCCATATTAGTCATTCCAAGATTTCTAAGTCCAATGTTCTTCACGATCTGATATGTTTTTTCGTCTTCTTCTTTTAAAAACTCTAGTGCTTCAACAGATTTATAAAATCCATAGCTATTAATTGCCTTATTTATTAGTTCAATAACTTGATCTACCGTTATATCTTTCTGAGTCACCATAATCGTTTCTTGTCTTATCACGGCAGGTGTTGGAAAAAATCTTTCTTTTACACTAATATTTCTTACTGCCTGTTTAAGTACATCCGCTCGAATATCTTTCAGTAGCTCATAATATATCTTTACTCGTTCTTTGGGCATCTCCACGTTATATACTGCTTCTAGGTATCCCATGATTTGTGCAAATTCAATTAATTCCACCATCTGCACCTTCTTTCATTTCATTTAACCAGTCCTTAATTCCTTTATATCTTTTGCTCTCGCTATTTGATATATATTTGCCTTCCACTACTTTTAGCATATTGCTCTCTTTAAGCAACCAATCAAAGTCCGCACTCCAGTTGTTTTTGTTTTCTCCATTTAGAAAAGAAATATTTGACACAATGCTAAAGTATGCGTTATAATCTATTGAGAGATTAGTTAGTGTCTTAATTCGATTTTTGATAGCTTTACGTCTATTTGCCGATAGACTTCTTACTTTGGGTAAGTTAGAGCATATTTGATTAAAAAGGTCTTTTATTTTATCACAGTCGATTTTGTCACTTTCTATCTCTTTTTTTGTTTGTTCTAAGTTACAAGTATATGTATTTTCTTTATCTATCTCTAATTCTCTCTCTTTTTCTAAATCTAACTCTATCTCTAGTGGATAAATGTCAGACTTTTGTCCATCAATTGTCCCTTCTGTTAATTCAAGTAATTCTTTTTCTTCTTTTATTCTGCTTCTGTATAGCCTTTTTCTATCACCTTCTGTAGTAGATTTACCTATATAGTTTTGCATATCAAGCATGTATATTGTGCCATTATCAAGTATCTCTATCAATTTCAAATCCTTGAATATCTTAAGTGCTTTTTCTACCACATCAATGTTGTGTCCAACGATTGTTGCTATCATTTGTGGATTATATGGTATATGCATATTCAATGTCAGCCTACCTTCGTTTTTAAGTGATTTTAGATACATCTTTAGGAGTATGTTGCTATATAAGTATCCATTCTTACAAGACTCTAATATTTTTATTTCTTCTGTATCATAAAAGTTTTCTTTTAGTTTTAAATAATAATATCTTTTGCTATCTGACATCGTAAACCTCCTTCAGCTTTTCATAGATATATAATTGTCCCTTACCTGTTATTCTAGGTGATACTTTTATAACTTGTCCAACAGGTGTTAATATAACAACTTCTTTCAAAACAAATAATCCTTGTTCTATATACTGTTGCTTTGGTATGTTTCTATCTCTACCACGTTTTATTAAATATCCCGCTTCTCTTAGCCATTCAAAGAGTCTATTCCTACCTATCTCTATTCCTGAATTGCTAATTATCTTTGCATATTCTCCTAGTGTTAAATTTCCCTTGCTAATCTCTATATCTTTTGCAAAGTTTGTATATAACTTGTCCACTTCAAGTTTGTTTTCTAGCAACTTTCTTTTCTCCTGTTCTTCCTTAACCTTCGTTAATATTTTTATTCCTAAGTCTGGATCACTCAATATTTTGTCTATCGTATCTTCTGTAGCATATATATGATGTTTTCTTATGGTAGGTAGTACCTCATCAAATACCCATTGTTCAAACTTTTCCGCTTCAGGTAACTTAGATCTGACAATTAGTCTATAGACATTCCCTTCATCTATAAATTTCATCTTTTGTTTTCCACCAGCGGTAAGGATGTCGTGAATGGTTACCCCCTCATCTCTACAGTGTCTTATAATTGCATCTCTAGGATTTATATATCCGAGTGCTGTTGCGACCTGTATTGCACCAAAATATATTTTCCCATCATATTCTGTGACTTCAATTTTGAATTTTTCTTTTTCTATTATTTTTAAAAACATATTGCTCACCTCAACTTTTTCTTGCCCATATATGAATTGTACCTATAACATATCCTGCAAACATAATCATCACTGTCAATATGTAGTCACCATCATTTATCTTTTCAGTAATCGTTATAAAATCAAAAATGGTTGTAATAATCATGGTTAATATTAAAGTCATGAATATCTTTCCTTTGGTATTTAGTCCTTTTACTTTTTGCCTTTTCATTATAAACTTCCTCCTACTAAAAATTCTAATTTTTCTATATCTCCTTTTGATATAACAATTCTCCCCGTTCATACTTTTCTAAAAAGTCTTTTTTAATTCCTTTAAATGCAAATTATTTATGCACTCACTTTTATGTTTCTCCTGAAGCTGCTAGAAAGAGATTAAAAACTTTAAACAGAACAATTTCTTCAAATAATAATTGCCTTGTTTGTGAGGCTGATTATGATGATATTATTTTATTTAAAAGTAAGAGTTTTTTAGATGATATTGCTCCTGCAAGATACAATGATTATATTTTCGAGAATGGCATTCTTAGATATGCCGATTAATTTACTCTAGGAGGTGTTTAAATGAATGCTATAGCATATTGTAGGTTTAGTAGCGACAAACAACGTGACGAGTCTATAGAAGCTCAAATGAGAGCAATAAGTGATTATGCAAGTCATAACGATATAAAAGTTTCTAAATTTTTTATTGATAAAGCTCAAAGTGGTACAAGTGCTAATCGTACTGAGTTTCAAAATATGTTTGAATATATAGACAAGGCTAGCGATCTATCGTATGTTATTGTTCATAAGCTTGATAGATTTAGTCGAGATAGATATGACAGTATGTATTATAAAAGGAAGCTAAAGTTAAAACGTGTTAAACTAATTAGCGTTACTGAACGATTAGATGATAGTCCTGAATCTGTTATACTTGAAAGCATGCTCGAAGGTATGGCAGAATACTACTCACGAAACCTTGCTCGTGAAGTTATGAAAGGAATGAAAGAAAATGCTCATCAATGTAAATTCAATGGTGGCTCTCCCCCATATGGATATGATGTAGATAAAGATAATTACTATATTATAAACGAGAATGAAGCCAATATTCTACGCTTTATATTTCATAGTTATTTAGAGGGTTACAGCTATCATGATATTGTCGGAGAGTTAAATTCAAAAGGAATACGTAACAAATACAATAAACCTTTTAACGTTAACAACTTATACAAGGTTTTAAAAAATGATAAATATATAGGCACTTATACTTTCAACCGAAAACATTCTATGAAAAATTTATCAGGTGTTAGAGTTTTTTATAAAAATGATATTGAAGATTTAATAAAAGTTGAAGATGGAATTCCTGCTATAATCACAAAGGAGGTTTTTGAATTGGTTCAAAAGAAATTGAAAGTCAACAAAGTTCGTTCAGCTTCTTTTAAAGCAAAAGAAGTTTATACTTTAAGTGGTAAATTCTTTTGTGGTAATTGTGGTGCACGTATGATTGGTAATGCAAGCGGTAAAAGAAAAAATGGAACTATCTACCACGCATACATTTGCTATGACAAGAAAATGAAAAAAACTTGCAATGCTAGTCAAATTTCAAAGGAAAAAGTAGAGAATCTTGTTTTGGATTATGTGCAAACTAAAATATTTTCAAAAAACAATGTAGAATATATGGCGTCTCATGTTCAAGAAAAAATAAAAGAACTTACCAACAGACGAGATGATACTATATTAAGTTTAGAAAATTCTTTAGAAAAGATTCAATTAAAAATAAATAATATTGTAAAAGCTGTTTCGGATGGTTTCTATAATGAAACAATGAAGGAAGAACTTACGAAGCTAGAAGATCAAAAAACAAGCTTGCTTACATCTATCGAGGAAGAAAAGATCAGAACCTATGACTTCTCCCCTGCTATGATCCGCGAATACATTGAGTTAGGCTCTAACATAAGCAAAAAAAGCTTGCAAGAACAAAAGAAGTTCTTACAAACTTTTATAAAAAAAATAAGTATCCGCGACCACCAAATTGAAATTACTGTCAATTTAGTGGGGGATACGTTAGTCTGCGGATGACAGGAGTTGAACCTGCACACCCTGCGGCGCTAGATCCTAAGACCGGCTATTTTTTATAACAAAAAAAGTATCAACTTCTTATGTTATAAGAGCTTGATACTTTTTTCTTTGACTTAGTTCTTTTCCAATTCAGTATTGACTGCCAGTCTGTCTGCCAGCTGAATTATTGCTCATTTTCTTTTTTTGTTTAATCGTTCAATGTAACTATCACTTGCATTCTCTATGTCCGTTTTATTAATATTATCGTATATCCTTAATATCATCTCAACGCTTGAATCTCCCATACTATATGCCACAGTTTTTGGCTTTATACCCATATCAAGTAACCGTGTACAAAAAGTATGTCTAAATCTATACATATTGTATTGATGGTGACTGAGCCCAGCTTTTTCTAGGTGTTCCCTATACAACTTTGTATAATGTCCAACCGGGCGAAGCATACCATTCTTATTTGTAAATAAGTTATCTTGAGTATTGTGCTTTTTTCGTGCTTTGCATAGATTTTTGTTGTTAGCTATTTTTTCATGTAGCTTTCTTATGACCTCAATTGTCTCTTCACTTAGACTGAGTGTTCTTCTAGCTACTTGTGAAATTTGTCCATACTCATTTTTTAGCTCTTTGACAATTGCTTTTCTACTAAGTTCTTTCTTGTTTTCAATGTCAAGTTCACAATTGTAGCTTATGGTTTTGTTTATGTATACCTTTTGCTCCTCTAGATTTATATCACCAAACTTCACCCCTATGACTTCGCCGGGGCGCATACCTGTGTCCCTTGCTAAATGCACCATTGCGTTCATCCATTCTACATCAGCAACTGCATTAAATATTGCAGTTATTTCATTATCTTTAAGAGCTTTGTACTTTTCTACTATTTCCTTCTTTGTTCGGGGTTCTTTGACAAACTCTGCATAATTCTTGTTAATTATTTCGTCTTCATATGCAGATTTTACAACAATCTTTAATAATGTAAGCACTTTATGTATTACCGACTTGCTGTAATAGTTTTTTTGACCACCTTTTTTGTACTGTTTGCATGAGAATTCATTTATAAATCTCTCATAGTCAGACTTTTTAAGTTTAGATATTTGATATTTGCCTAGTTCTTCTTGGATGTGCCTAGCATTGTATAAATCTCCTGCAAATGATCTTGTCTTAGCTCCAATACTTTTACGTTTTAGAACCTCATCCATGTACTGCCCAAAGTTACCGTCATGCTTTTCTTCTTTTATTTCTACTGGCTTTGGTAATTGTACTACCATCTTTTGTCGCTCATTTTCTGTCATTGCTAAAATTTCTTGAATCTTTTGTTCTGCATCTTCCCTACTTTTAGCAGTTATGGTTTTGCGAATTCTCTTACCATCCTCTCTATAGCCTAGAGAAAGAACTGCATACCAAACATTTCTTTCAGGTCTATACTGCAAACAACCTTCTCCACTGGCCCTACGCAGGGTCTGTTCTTTTGCTTTTGCTTTTTTCATCTTGATATTCGTTAGTGGCGCTTTCGGCCACTAACCCCTCCTTAATAAGTTTTTTTGGATATTACACTTATATTTGAGAGATACGCCTCTTGGATATGCCCAGCAACATTTTATGACGCCTCTTGTAAAATACTGCTAATGTCTATGTACTCTGGGTTTGCACTCAATCTAGCAATTTGATTAGTGTGTTTAATTAAATTAATTAATTTAATCAATTTAGTTATTTAAATTAATACCTCTTCTAATCTCTGAGATTCTATTTCTAACAGATTTTTCAGTAAATTGCGTGCCTGCTTCTTGATTGATTCGATATGTTATTTCTTTAATTGATAACCCCATGTTAACTAACTCAGCGATTCTTTGATTAGTAATCAACTTGTTTCTATTTCTGGATACTGTCTTACTCCAATTGCCTATGAATGGTCTTAATTGCTCGTTCTTTTCTTCTATGATTTTATCTCTATCTGCTATTGCAATATATTGGAATGCTATTGTTTCTTTAAGTGCTTTCATACTACTGTTTAATTCATTTACTTTTGCATTATGCCCGGCCCTTTCATCACTTAAAGTACATCTAAGCTCCGCAACTAACAATTTGTATTTTTCTTCCCTACTATGTAATATCACTAACTTGTCATTCTGATTTCTTATAATTTCTTCTAGGTCTAAAACTGTTTTCTGTTCAACAGCAGCTTGTTCCATTGCATCACATATTTCTTTTGCATTTTTCGTTGCGCTTACCAGCTGTGCATACATCTGATTCGCTGCTTCTTTAGTTGCTACATTTATGCTCTGACTCATGTTAGTACCCTCCTAAACTTTTATATATCATGGAAAGTTTCGAAACTTTCCATGATATATATTGCTATTATTTCGCGTCCTGATCTATGTTACGTGTTATTTTTACATAATTAACTGGTTCAGGGTTCTCACCCTTACGTACCCAGTTCCCATGTCTTCCTTTGTAATCGCCATTTCTTTTTAATCGATTTATAACTGTTCCTTGTGGAATACCAAAAGTTTTACCAATTTCATATGCTGTAATACCTTGGCTATACATTTGTATAATATCCTCATAGGGTACATCCACTTTGACTTTCTTGCTTACATTCGCATACTGGTCTACATGCTTACTCAGTAGCGTAGTCATCTCATCTACCTTTATTCTTAGATAACAGTGTGCCTCCATTATGTACTCAACCGTCTTCTCTAATGACTCTAGCTTTTTTAGTAATCGCTCCTGGTTCACTTGTAATTCTCTAGTAAAGTCTGGTTCCTGTAAATCAGATGCACTTTCTCTTGTTGATTGATCTAACTCATTACCTGTATTTCTAACTATATTCTCTATTACATTTGCATCCACTTGCTCATTTGTACTCTGCTCCATGATATTTCCCTCCTAAACGATGTACAGTCAGCTAAATTTTAGCCTCTGTTTGACTTCTGCCCTTACGAACCGCTCATTAAGACGTGTCTATTGTCAATAACACTAGCATATTTTGTTTTCTCTCCTTCCAATAACACATAGCCACACTATATGGGAGTGACAGTGCAACTTTATATGGTACTAGTTACTGCTGTAACCCTTACTACACTTAGATATCTGCTCTCTCTCGGTGCCCATATACAATGCTTCATAATATTACTTGATATACACGCCTCGAGACCACGCCTCTAATTATAAAAATTTTTCGTTCAAAAATAAATTTAACTAAATTAACCAATTTGATTAATTTAGTTAAATTTCAGGCAAAACAAAAAAGACCACTTGAATTTTAATTCAATGTAGTCTTAATATAATACCTGTAACACCATTCTATAGTTTTATACTTTTTATATTACCGCATCCTGTTCCATCTTCCTTGTAGTTTGTGCATCCGTACACAAACCCTGTTCCATCACGCCTCGACTTTACAACCATATATCCATCGTGACATTTGTCACACATGTATATATCTTGCATAGCATCTATGTTGTTGGTCATGAAATCACATATCTCATGCTCGTTTGTACATATCCATAAATCTAGCCCATAGCTTTGTTTAAACTCATACTTCAATGGGAATCCACAGCTTGGACATCTTGCCTTGTTGATGTGAATGACTTCTTTGCTTAGATTAGGGTCATGTGGCACATTGTGTTCTTCTATAAGTTCAACGATAAACCTCGATGGTTTATTTAGTGGCGTCACTATATACACTCTATTCTTGGTTCTTGTAAGTGCTACGTAGAATAGTCGCCTTTCTTCTGCAAATGGTATTCTATTGTCCGCTTTATTGATAAGGCTCATCACTGGATCATCTTCTACTTGTGATGGAAATCCAAACTTAGATTCCGATGCATTAATTATAATAACATTGTCGTATCCCAGACCCTTCGATACGTGAGCCGTCATAAATGTTATATCGACTTCTGGGTACTTTGCACATCGCATCTTACCGTCCCTAAACAAGTCAGCAAACTGATCCCCTTTTAGAAGAAAGAACTTATCAAAATTGTATCTTCCTAGTATTAGTATTTTAGCTTTAGGACCAAATTCATCTACAATCTCACCAATTGTCTCAACAACTTTCATCATTCTATTATAAGCTAATCCCCTAAAATCATTGTATTCCTTTATCACAACAGGGTTATCTATATGTTTTACAGACTGCAGTTTTTTCTTAATCTGTGCAGGATTCTTTTGTATGAAGCTCCCCGCTATGTCTATAAGTTCCTGCGAGTTCCTGTATGTATGAGTTATTTGTAGCTGTTCTCCATATCCCATTAGCTCCAGAAATTCAGTAAACAAATCTATCTCCGAACCAGAAAATCTATAGATTGATTGCCAGTCATCACCAACTGCCACTATTTTTGCTTTCGAGATCTCAGCTAGCCTTTTCGTCAGGTTAAACCTCTGCATTGCTATATCCTGATACTCATCGATCACTATGTATTTATATGGTATGTTTATATTATACTTTTCTACTTTTTCAAGAACTTCTTCTGCTAGGTTTATCATATCCTCAAAGTCTATTTGGTTCTTGTCTTTCAGTTTGGCCTGATAATAATTATAGAAGTCCTCAACCAGTTCAAGAAAAAGCTTATCCCTTACATTGTCTATCTTTTCAAGTTCTCTAAACTTTTCGCTACCATACCCATGAGTTTTGAACTGCCCCACAAAGCACATTACAAGATATATAAATTTCATCACGTATTTGTCTCTGTCTGTTTCAACAATCTTTCGATAAACTTCTTCGCTATCTCTTTCCTTTAGCACAAACCCCTTCTTTTGCAGCTCTTCTGCTAGATGTTCTATTGTTGATCTGCCATCGTTATAGCTCGAGTAGGTAATAATCAAGTCGGTATGATATTTTTCATGCCATCTTATCTTTTGGCTAATACTACTCAGATACTTTGACAGATCCACCTTACCATAAAGTGCGCTTCGTCCATCTTCAGATATACCAAAATGCTCAATATAACATTTGTTACCTGCTTGTTCTATGTAGAAATCCGGGGTATATGGTTTTTTGATACCCTCAATCGGATACGCAAACCTCTTTTCGTACTCATACTCTAAGCCGTTTATATAAAGGAAGTTCGCTATCGCAACTTCTTCCCTTGAGCGCAATATCTCATTACATATCGTTCTCGTTTTCTTCTTGAGCTTATCCGCTATCAGCCTATTATGCTCATTCAGATTACTCTTGAGTGTAGCTAGGTCACACTCTGCCTTAAACCTGTGATAATCCTCCAGGCTCTTATGCTTAAAAGCATTCTCAGGGACATCAAGATAAGTACTAAAAAACAGTACCAAGTTTTTAAGCAACCTATTATCATGATAAACATCCTTCTCGATAATCTCCATGAATACATTGTAGGCATCATGAATCACATGAGGAGAGTTTTCGCTCGACCTTTTGATGATATCATACCCAAAAGCATGAAACGTAGATATCTCAACTGGGATCTTAAGCTGCTTGTTTATCTTTTCTTTTAGTTCCCCGATGGCTTTCTTTGTGAATGAGATAACGATGATGTCCTTAGGATTAACACTCTGAACATCAACCAAGTACTTTATCTTAGCCGCCATTGTAGTAGTCTTTCCCGAACCAGCACCCGCAACAATAAGACAGTAGTCCTCGTCTGTGAGTACTGCCTTGCGTTGTTCGTCGTCTAACGATAGATTCTTGTCGATATCATGGAGTATCGTGTCGAGGTAGTCCTTTTTCTCGACTAGCATTCTCTCAATGAAGTTTTGATTATGTTTGTCCATGATTGGTTTAAGTTCTCCATCAAACTTAGCTCGTTCTTGTAAGTCTGACACATACTTTGCTAGCAGATTATCGTAGTCTGATCTCGAAATGTATTTGCTGGTGTTGTTAAGTAACTGCCTAGTTTCTGATCTTAGGTTATCGTACATAGTAGTGTTCCTCCGAGGTTATTTAATCACATATTTATCTTCACTTCTCAACTACCTTCCAAAAATCATTTTCATGAGCTATCACAATGTTATTACCTTCTTTACGCATCTGAATTACCTTTTCAACCTTACGTCCATAGCAGGCAAATGCCCAACAAGGATTTCCTTCATCGCCAATAACTAAGTAATTGGTTTTTTTTGTTACATTGTCACAGAATATACCTTCTGTTCTCTCAAGTATCTCAGCTATTTGGCTTCTTACCATCCTAGATGAGCCACCTGTAAAGCAAAACCCTTTACCTTTTACTACTATATCTACATTCTTTGCACATATGCCAGCTATGTTCATGCCTTCCCTTAATTTTTCTATTTCATATATATTTAGGTTATATGACTCTCTCATGTCTACAAAGTCAGCAAAAAATACTTTTAGTTTTCTTCTCTCATCTTCATCGACTTTCCCATCTTCTAAAACACTTTCAACAAAACTATATACTTCATCATACGGATATGTAGTTTGTAATTGCTTGTTATCATTTAACCATTCTCTCAGCCTTACTACTTCTTCATCTGTAATAACATTATCAGCAAGTATGCCATGTAAAATTCCTTGAAGTCTCTGTATATCTGACGTTATTGTCTCATAATAAATGCTCCCTGTACTTATATTCTTGCATACCCATAAAATATCATCTACTTCTTCTTTTGTGAGTTCATTATCATCCATTGCATTTTCAAGTAGGGGAATAATCTCGTTAAAAGGTGTTCGATTTCTATACTGAATATATAGTTGACACCAATTTTTAAGTTCCATAAATTCATCCATATTTACTTTATGATCAATTCCAATCCCTTTTAAAATGCCCTCAAGTGTATGTACACATTTATCCCATTCGCTTTTTGTAGTATATTGCCTATACTCCATTATTTCGTGATTTGCCACCCAAATCAACCTCCTTATTTTCTTTTTCTTTTTCTTTTTTACTATGTAGATACATTTATAAATTATTTATTATAATTTTTTCACCAATTTCTTTTGCTCGTCCGCTTTCAATTAGATATTCACATGCATTCTTCATTGCAGGCACAATGTTTGCTCCGGTTCTATTAAATCCAAAGGCTCTTGCTGTCTCTGCGTATAACCCCTCACTGGTTATTCCTACGTATTTTCCTGCAATGACAAACATCGCCTCAGCTATTTCTTCAATACTTATATAGTTTATAGGCCTTATCTCACTATTAGGATCTGGGATACGTACCTTTACAGTTGGATCATTTTTTGAATAACAGAAATCTCCCTTTTTCACTATGAAATCTACTAAATAATTTTTCAGTACATACTCAGCAGAACTTCGAACCTTAATGGTAGCTTTTTGATTTCCAAATAAACAAGCTATCCTTTTACATATTAGCTCAAAATTTATTGGTCCTTCATTATCCACAACATATTGTATTACATTTGCAATATATTTTGCGTCTTCGGGATCCCTAGATACTGTTCGAACCAGGGATTCTTTATAATATTCAAACCCATATATATTATCTTGGCGGTGTCCTTTAGATTCATTTATTGATATATTTTCAAATGTCAAAAAGTCACTTACTTGTTTCTCATTATTATCCGAACACCCAATATCCTTTTCTGTATATTCAGCTATAGCACTTTCGACAGCGTTTAATAATTTTTGGCCTTCCGTTACTGGGTCCTTTATCCAATCTGTAGACCAAATCCTATATATTTTCCAACCCATATCTTCCAGAACAGCTTGTCTTAACCTATCACGTTCTCTTGCAGTTCTCGCAGAATGGTATGCTGCTCCGTCACATTCAATGCCAAGGACATACCTACCACTAATTGTTGGATGCTTAACAGTCATGTCAATTCGATATCCCGAACATCCAACTTGCGTGCCAATCTTATATCCTTTTCTATCAAGAAATTTATACACCGCTTCTTCAAAAGTTGAATCATGTTCCGCATGCTGACTCTCAGAAGTTTCTCTTAAGATAGATGCTGGGCCATTTATTGCGAAGTCTATGTAAGAGCGTAATAACTTAGGTCCTTCCGAACTTATCTTTTCTATTTCAATATCCGTAGGCATTATAGATCCAACTAATTTTACGTTGTACTTTGCCCTTGTTATTGCGACGTTCAACCTTCTTTCCCCTCCACCTTTGCTAAGCGGACCAAAGTTCATGTACATTTTTCCCGCTGCATCTTTAGCATATCCAATGCTAAAAATGATTGTATCCCGTTCGTCTCCCTGTACATTTTCAAGGTTTTTAACAAAAAACGCATCTTCCTTATCCTCATTAAAAAAACTTTCAAATTGTTGACTTTTTACCCTTATTTGTCGAATTGCATAGTCAATCGCCTGTTGTTGAACTTCACCAAATGCTATAACTCCTAGTGATCTTCCTGGGAACTTTTTAAAGTGTTCAAACACGAGTTCTGCTACTCTCTTCGCCTCAGCTACATTTCCCTTCTTACCACCTCTATCATAATACCCTTCCTTTACATAAACAAATTCTACTCCGTTATCTGGGATCTTATCAATATTTGATGGGAACGTTATCAAATTATTTTTGTATATCTTTGCATTTGAAAAAGCTATCAAATGTTCATGCCTGCTCCTATAATGCCACAATAATGTGCGCTCAGGCAATAATCCTGCTTCATCCAAAATCGACTCATACGCATTAGCATCATCCTCTTGTTCGTCGTCACAATCTGTATCATACATTTCATCATCTGAAGTAGATGCAGTAAAAAAACTTGTTGGCGGTAGTTGCTTGCTATCTCCTGCAATTATAACCTGACTACCTCTAAGTATCGCTCCTATTGCATCCTCAGTACATACTTGAGAAGCTTCATCAAATACAACAACATCGAAGTTATAACTTTCTGCTTCAAGGAATAAGCTTACAGAAAGCGGCGACATCATAAGACATGGTTTTAACGTTAATATCAAATTAGGTATTTCTTTAAACAGCTTTCGTAAAGGCATTATTTTTCTTTGTTTGTTAAGCTCTCTTTTTAATATACTTATCTCATCCTTACCTGAAGTAAATTTATCAACATTAGGAAGTTTGTCAATGAGCGTCTTTCTTACTCTAGCTCTTGCTATCTCTAATTGCAATTTATCCAAAGAAGCAAACTCGTTTATAGTTTCTTGATGTACTCGCGTTCTAAAATTCAATACTGAAGGAAATTTTAATAGTGCTGCATCTAACCATAATCTATAGAACCTTTTCGAGAAAATTGGGACTATATGTTTTGCTTCGATTCCCATAGTCTCAACTTTGTCGATATACTCATCTAGTCCTTCCTCTTTACACATTTCTCTTGAATTCCTAAAATCTATCCATTCCTCCAATAACGATAATCCATTAGCACACTTTTCGATACGATCCACAAGTGCAAATATACTTGTATTATTAAAATCCTTATCCTCTTCAAACAAAGATAGATACCATTTCCATTCACTTTCAACCGCTCTTAATTTATCCTGCATTACATTGTGATATTTCTCGGAATTCGCAATGTCTACTTCATCCGAACATATCTTTTCTACGAATTTTCTTTTATTTTCGCATGTTGTAACAGTATTTTTGAAATCTCTTGCCCATGTTAATGAATCCAGTATAACTTCCCAATCTGTGTTTATTCCATTGTATAAAAATTCATAGTTTTTCTTTAATTCTTCAGCCTTATTCTCAATCTGCTTAGAAATTTCTTGCATTTCTGATAGTTTACATATTCCCTGAACAATATTGTCAATATTTGTTTTATCTTTAGCATATACGCTCATCTTATCATAACTATTTATTAACCCCTGCAACTCCTGTGATGCTTTGCTCAGATGCACCTTTAATTCTTCTAGCCCTAGATCGTCAGCACGACGTCCAAGTGATAAAGTCGTGTCAACCCTATCCAATAATTCTTCATCTATAATAACCTTTAGTTTATTGTAGATATGCTTTATTGTGTCTTTATTGCCACTCAGTATCAATTCTCGTAGCTTAATAGGAACTTTCCCGCTAAAATGGTTTGAGATATCATTAAACAGATTTATTGCATTTTCTATATATTCAAAGTCTGTATGTTCTTTATTATAATATTCACCTAGCATACTGACCAAGTCGCCATTGTTCTCATCAATCCACTGTTTTAGTTCTTCAATTGAACGTAGCTTGTCCAGTGTTTTTATCACAAACTTGTCATCCATTTTCTTAACAATTGTTTTATATAGACTCCTTATTTGGTTCTTATCAGTTTTATAGTTACTATTAAATATCCTAAATACTGATGTGTATTCAGTTTTGAATCTTGCATATATCCCTTGATAATCAACACTTAGTATTCCTTTTTCAAATTCTTTACAGATGCTATCTATGCTCTCGTTATAGCTTTTTATTCTTATTTTTGCTTCTTGTATTGTTTTTTGTGTATTTTTAAATTTTTCTGAATCAAACCAATCTGGCAAAACTTTTGTTAGTTTAATCAGATTATCTAGAGTAGGTAAAATTTGCACGAAGCATTTATATCCCAAAATATCATCTACTCCAAGACTTTGGGATATTATCTTGTTCATTTCTATTAGACCTCCTGTTAAACCAAGTACTTTTGTCAAATAGTCTACT